AATAAATCTCGCGCTGGAAATCTCAACTGACGCCAGAATCTGCGCTAGACAGATCGAATTGCAACGGGATAAACTGTGAGCGTCTCCTTCTTTTCCCCCTATTGCAGGGGGATTTTTTTGTGATCCCGAAGATCCTGCACTTCGTCTGGGTGGGCGACGAGACCAAAGCCCCACTCCAAACCATCCAGCGGTGGAAGAACCTTAACCCCGACTTTGAGGTCAACCTCTGGGGCAACTCCGACCTGTCCAAAGGCTGGCGACTTGCCAAGCACATGAAGCACTTCTGGAAAACAGAGCTTTGTGGCGTCGCAGACTGCATGAGGTGGGAGATCCTATACGAACACGGCGGGGTCGCGTTAGACGCCGATTCAGAGCCTTCCAGGGCTATTCCTGACTGGATGCTAGAGCCGGATGTCTGGTGTTCGTGGGAGTCGGAGCTTCTCAGGCCCGGATTGCTGTCTAACGGTGCGGTCGGGGCGATCCCTAACCATCCGTTTATCGGGCAGATTGTCGATGATCTGTTGAACGACGATCCTGGCGATCTGATGGCATGGCAGTTTTCAGGCCCGACGAGGTTAACGAGTACCTGGGTGAACCACGAATACCGTGATCTCACGATCTGGCCTAGCCATTTCTTTCTGCCGGATCATTTCGCAGGACTTCCGTATTCCGGTGAGATGGTATTTGCTCGGCAGGATTGGAAATCGACTCGAGGTAAATGGTGATTTTGTTTCTCGTCACTTCTGCTATTAACGGCGATCCTCAACGGTTGCACGAAACGCATCAAACGATTGAAAGCATTCACCGAGCGTGTCCGATTGCTTCCATCTGGATTATGGAATCAAGTTTTGAGCATCAGAATGTCGTGTTTTCTCGAGCGACTGTTAAGCATTACAATTCTCGGTTTATTCAGGGAGTAAAAAAAACAGGACGAGACGTTGCGTATATCAAAAACGCTATCGAATTGCACACAACGATAGACATTCTCTCGACCATTCCAAACCGATACAGTCACATCTTTAAGATTTCCGGTCGGTATGTATTGACCGATCAGTTCAACTTGCAGGCTCACGTTGCGAACAAAGCTACGTTCGCACAGGCAAGGCCAACAGGCTATCAACTGGATTATGTTGGGACTAATGGGATGCTGATGACTCGGCTCTATTCGTTCGACTACAACCTGATCCCGCAGATGTTGGAGACGCTGAAGCAGATAGAGGTGTTCTTCCACGAGCAGTGGGACGGTGGGAAGGTGTTCGACATGGAGCATGGGTTCTACAAGTTTTTGCCTCGTGACATTCTCAACGAAGTCGGTACAATAGGGGTACGAGGCCGAATCGGGCATCTAACTTCTATCGTCGAGGACTGATATGCCGATCACTAGCAAAGCTCAACAGCGACTGATGTACGCAGCCGCTGGCAGCAAGAAGGTGGCGAAAGACACTGGTGTCCCGATGTCAGTGGCAAAAGAGATGATTGCCAAGACGCCGAAGAAAGCCTACAAGAAGATGCCGGGGCGCAAATGAAGTGCCCAATCGTCACTGGTGATGCCGAGCTAAACGACGCCAACAAGAAGAAGGCAGTCGAGAAAGCCGACTACATGGAAGCAGGCGAGGACGCAGAGTACAAGTGCGAGAACTGCGCTGCGTTCGTACAGTCGGACGAGATGCAAGGGTGTCTCGAAAATGGGATTGCAAAGGGCATGGAGGACGAAGCCGAGGACATGGGTTACTGTGCCCAGCTTAACTTTGTCTGCTCAGAGGATATGGTCTGCAACAAGTGGCTGGGTGGTCAGGCTAAAGGCAAGGGCGGGATCATCATCAAGATTGCTGGGATGATGGACGAATGAGTGCCGCATGGACTCGCAAGGCTGGCAAAAACCCGAAGGGTGGGTTGAACGAGGCTGGGCGCAAGTCTTACGAGCGAGAAAACCCCGGTAGCGATCTAAAGCCTCCCGTTAAGTCAGGCGACAACCCAAGGCGAGCATCGTTCCTGGCGAGGATGGGAAATATGCCGGGGCCGGAGCGCAAGGACGGTAAGCCGACTCGTTTGTTGCTGTCTCTGCAAGCCTGGGGCGCATCCAGCAAGGCCGATGCTAAGGCAAAGGCAAAAGCGATCAGTACCAGAAACAAGCGGTGACGTATGGACATGAACCAACTTCTTCGTGCGCTTGGACTTCAGCAGGCGTATCAGTCCTATCAACAGAACATTGGCCAGCCGTTCGCTAATGTTGCTGGCCCCTTCGGTCGAGGATTGTTGGGGTTGGATAAGCCGGAGTACGGGGAAGAACAGGCTTACAGGACTGGTCAGGCTGTCGGCAATATGCCTGCTGTCAGTGCTCCTGTAGGTGCGTTCAAAGCTGCTATGCAGGCTCCAGAAGCGATAGGTGCCATTGCATCAATAACGCCAAAAGCAGCGAGAAAAATTGTAGACGCATTGACTAATCAGCAGCTTGCTAATGAGGTTGCGCGTCAAAATGCGGTAAAAATGTTGGGATTGCCAGAGACAAATACTGCAATGGATCGCGCTAGAGCGATGGGGTTTGAGGGGGGGTGGTATCACGGCACCACTGGAGATATTAGACAATTTTTGCCAGAATTTTTGGGAGAAACAACTGGGGCGTCGAGTGCAAAAAAAGCAGTTTTTGCGGCAAGCGACCCTGTAAACCCACCTGAACATATGAGAGTTAAGGTTCCACCAACATCTGAAAGCGTAGATATGCTAAGAAGGTTGGGAATCCCAGAAAATGAAATTGCAAAATTGAATGAAGTTTCAATGGCTGGGCATGGCGCTGAAACGGCATCAGGATATGCTAGGCTTGGAGGTTCAAGAGAATATAAAGAGGCTATGCGGAAAGCTAATTCAGCAGAAAAATCTGGAAACTGGTTAGAGTACGAAAAATGGATGAAAATTGCTGAAGATTCTGAAATCAAACGATCAAATGAATTGCAGTCTTTAGTAGCGAAATATGGTGATGCAAGAGACACGCTTGAAGATAAAATATTCAATTGGTATAATGATGTAAATTTACCTCCACAACAAATAAAAGAGTTAGGCGAAAAAATTAAACAGTTAATGCCATATGGATGGTATAACAGTTATAGCGTTCCACAAATGCAATCATTGAGGACGGAGGTTTCTAAGTTACCAAACGTCTCGTCTGATTTATTAAAAAGTTTGGATGATTTTATTGCTATAAAAGCAGAGCGTCAATTAGCAGAGGGAACGCAGCAAGGTGCCAATGTTTTGCCTTTAATGATTAGATCAGAAAATCCAATGACACATGATTTTGGTGGATTGTCGTACAGAGATCAAACTTATTCTGATTTAGTAGATCAAGCGATTCGTAATAAAAATGATGTTTTGTTTTTGAGAAATACATTTGATCCGGGTGGTGGGCCTGCCAAGCTAATTGATGTGGCAGCGGTTATGAATCCATCTCAGATAAGGTCAAGTTTTGCAGCGTTTGATCCTGCTAGAATAAATGAGAACAACCTACTTGCAACACTTGCCGCGATGGGAATAGGTGTCCCTGTAGTCGCTGGACTGTTAGGCGATCAAACCGAGTAAACTGTAATATAATGTAAAGCGCATGACCCAATAGGAGTGCGTATGCAAGTAGAACAAATCAGCATAGAAAAGATGATTCCTTACGTCAACAATGCCAGATGTTGAGTGTTGATTGATTATCGACCACCACCCCTTCTGGCATTGCATTGTCGATGACTTTTTCGCTGACGCAATCAACTTAGCGAGAGAGTTTCCAGCCAAGGACGATGACTGCTGGTTCCGCTACGACAACCCGCTCGAGGTTAAGCAGACCTGCAACGACTGGCATCACTTCAAGCCTGAGACATATAAAGGCTTCCAATACCTGCTTAGTCCTCACTTTACGGAGATACTGGAGCAGTTGACCAAGGCAGACCTTATGCCAGATGTCGGGTTACATGGTGGTGGTCTACACCAACACGGCAGGGGAGGAAAGCTAAACGTCCACCTGGACTACAACCTTCACCCGAAACTACACCTACAGCGACGGTTGAACCTGATTGTCTACCTGACACCAGGATGGAAGCCAGAGTGGGGAGGCCACTTAGGACTGTACAAAGACCCCGACACACTGGTAAAAGCAGTTGAACCAAAGTTCAATCGGGCTATAATTTTCGACACTCGTGGCAGTTGGCATGGACTACCAGCCCCGCTAACCTGTCCAGCAGATGTCACCCGCAACAGTTTCGCAGTCTATTACCTGTGCGAGCCAGACACTACAGACAGCAGAAGCCGAGCGTTATTTGCTCCAACTGCCGAGCAAAAAGGCAACGCTGATGTTGACCAGTTAATCCGTCAGCGATCAACGTAAAGTCAACCGATGACCCAGACAGGAGTCGGTAAAGTGGTAAATAAAGTACAGATTGAGAAATTGACAAACAAAGGTCGAGGTAGACCCAAAGGGGTGCCTAATAAAACGACCATGCAAGTCAAAGAAGCCATCAGTTTTGCTGCTGCTGGACTAGGCGGTGCTGATAGGCTTGTAGCGTGGGCAAAGGAAGATCCGCAGAACGAGCGAGTTTTCTGGGCGCAGATTTACCCCAAGCTACTTCCGCTGGAAATCTCTGGCAATAACGGTGGGCCGATAGAGGCTGTCATTCGATGGGCGTCAGAGAAGTAGTCATCCCTTACGCTCCGCGGGAGCCGCAGCTTGAGATCCATCAGGCGATGGAGGATCACCGCTTCACGGTGGTAGTCGCGCATCGTCGTTTAGGCAAGACTGTTAGTGCCATCAACCAGCTAATCAAGTCAGCGGTGATGTGCAAACTAGAGCGTCCGAGATATGCCTATATTGCCCCAACCTACAGCCAAGCCAAACGAGTTGCCTGGGACTACCTTACTCACTTCTCAGCGCCACTCGGAGGATCTGCCAATATCTCGGAATTGCGAGTTGACTTCTGGGATCGCAGGATCGGACTGTACGGCTCCGACAATCCCGACTCACTACGCGGGTCTTACTTTGACGGAGTGGTACTGGACGAGGTGGGGGATCAAAACCCCAAAATCTGGAACGAAGTCATCCGACCTGCCCTAGCCGACCGTCAAGGCTGGGCAATGTTCATCGGCACACCTAAAGGCCAGAATCACTTCTACGATCTGCGGAACAGGGCACAAGGTGAACCTGGGTGGAAGTTGCTCGAGTTCCGCGCCAGTCAGACCGGGATCATTGCTCAGTCAGAACTAGATGATGCGCTGCGAGAAATGGGGCGCGACAAGTACGACCAAGAGTTCGAGTGTTCATTCCACGCTGCTGTCGAGGGGGCTTACTATGGGCAAATTCTTAATCAGATGGAGGGAGAAGGTCGCTTCTGTTCTATTGTCCGTGACGACCTCTGCAAGACGTTTGCTGCATGGGATCTCGGCATTGGCGACTCGACTTCGATCTGGATCGCACAAGTCCACGGACAAGAAGTCAGACTCCTAGACTACATTGAGAACCACGGGGTCGGGCTGGATTGGTACGTCCGAGAACTGCGGAACAAGGGTTGGCATAAGGCCGAGCACATCGTCCCGCACGACGTACAGGTCAGAGAACTAGGGTCTGGAAAGTCTCGATTGGAGGTCTTGCAGCAGGCTGACCTCAGTTGCACGATTGCGCCACGTTTATCGGTGGATGACGGTATCCAAGCTGTCCGCAGACTTTTGCCCCGCTGCTGGTTCAACATCCCGCAAACGAGCGAAGGGTTGAACTGCCTGCGGAACTACAGACGGACTTTCGACGAAAAGCAGAAAGTCTTTTATGATAGACCCTTGCATGATTGGTCTAGCCACGGATCGGACGCATTCCGTTATCTTGCAGTCGGTCTGAATGAAACATCATCCTGGTCGAAGCCGATCAACGTCAATACAAGGTGGGTGGTCTGATGCTAATGCCACAAGGTTTCATCGTTCAGAAGCGCGAGTTTGAAGATTTGCAGCGCAGGGTTGCTGAACTTGAGAAGAAACTCGCTGAACTGGAGACGAAAGATCCAGAGAAGCGGAAATATTTTCGGCGCGAGGTGGTAAATGGATAACGGGACTCTTACCGGCATTCTGCAAGCAGAGATCGACGATGCTATCGGGATGCTGGACAGCGAAACCACAGCAGAACGTGCCGAAGCACTGAACTACTACCTGCGAAACCCTTACGGCAACGAACAAGAAGGTCGCAGCCAGATCGTCACTGGCGAGGTGGCAGAGGTCATCGATGGCGCACTGCCGCAACTCATTCGAGTATTTACTGCAAACGATGAGATTGCCAGATACGAGCCTGTTGGCCCAGGCGATGAGGAAGGCGCAGATCAGGCGACGGACTACGGTAATTGGGTGTTCAGCAAGGACAACAACGGTTTTGCCATCCTGCATGACTGGTTCAAGGACGCGCTGCTTGCCAAGACCGGGACGGTGAAAGCGGTCTGGGAAGAAAAGATTGAAGTAGACGAGGAAACCTACCGTAATTTATCGGATACGGAACTCGTCCTACTACTGTCAGACGGTACGATGGAGATCGTCAGCCAGGAGACGGAAGAATCCATATCTCAGATGCAGATGCCGGACGGTACGGTTGTCGATCAAGTCACCCGTTCGCACAATGTTGTCGTCCGCAAGAGAACCAAGTCAGGCCGGATTCAGATTGACTGCATTCCTCCAGAAGAACTGATCGTCAGCAAGAAAGCGCGGTTCGGTGAGACGAAATCACCGTTCATGGCGCACCGCAGGCTGATGCCACGGTCGGAACTTGTTCAGATGGGGTTCGACAAGGACGAGGTATACAGCCTTCCTGTCTACAACAGTCTCGACTTCACCGAGGAGCGGATCGCTCGATACTCTCCTGGTGAAGAACCGTACGAGCAGGATAGTCTCGACGAGTCAATGCAAGAGGTCGAGGTCTACGAGTCTTATCTTTACGTGGATTACGACGAGGATGGGATCGCAGAACTCCGTCAGATTTTCTACTCCAACAGTACGATTCTGACCTACGCTGACGGGCGGGAAGCCAACATTCCTACCGATTACGTGCCATTTCACGTGATCTGCCCGATCCCGATTCCGCACAAGTTCTTCGGTCAGTCGCTGGCAGACCGGACGATGGACATCCAGCTAATCAAGTCCACCGTTACTCGGCAGATGCTAGACAACCTCTACCTCATCAACAACGCTCGGATGCAGGTTGTTGACGGTCAGGTGAACCTAGACGACTTGCTGAACGTCACTCCTGGTGGTGTTGTCAGGACGAAATCGACTGGTGCAGTGGCTCCGATTCAGGTGCCGGACATCACTGGTTCCGCTTACCCGATGCTGGGCTATTTTGACTCGGTGCAAGCCAAGCGGTCGGGTGTGTCGGAGACTTCGCAAGGTCTTGATCCAAACATCCTGCAAAACGTCACGGCTGCGGCTGTAGCAGCGACGATGCAAGCGGGTGCTGGCAAGATGGAGCTAATCGCTCGTCTGTTCGCTGAGACGGGTGTTAAGAGCCTTTTCCGAGGCATTCTGCATCTGCTCTGCAAGTATCAGGACAAGCCACGTTTGATTCGGATGCGTGGCAAGTTCGTTGAGATGGATCCGCGAGAGTGGTCGAATTTGTACGACGTTTCGATCAGTGTCGGACTCGGAACCGGATCGAAGAATGAGCAGATGGCAATGCTTCAGATGATCCTGTCGAAGCAAGAGCAGATTCTCCAGCAATACGGTCCTGCCAATCCGCTTGTCTCTGTCGGGCAGTATCGGGCGACACTTGGACGGTTTATCGAGGCTGCGGGGCTGAAGGATTCGACGGAGTTCTTCAAAGAGATTCCCCCCGAGCTTGACCAGCAACTGAGCAATCCACCTCCGCAGCAGCAGTCTAATCCTGCTCTGGACGCGATGATGGCTCAGGCGCAAGCCCAAATCCAGATCGAACAGCAGAAGGCACTGGCAGCGATTGAGACTCAGCGGATGAAGGCGCAGGCCGACATTCAACTGGCTCGTGAGAAAGCCGCAGCAGAGCTACAACTGAAGCAGCAGGAGTTTGCGGTCGAGGCTCAACTGAAGGCGGCGAAGGTCGGTGCTGGGATTACGCAAAACGTCGAGATTCCGGGATGAGTCCAGAGCAGGCGGCGAATCTACTGCGAGACGATTATTTCCGGGGAGAACTGGAAAAGTTGAAACAGGAGCAGATTGACCTGATTCTGAACTCGTCTGAGCAAGATATTGACGCACGAGAAAATGCGTATAGAATGATTAAATGCTTAACCACGGTTGTTAATCACTTTCAGTCGATTGTTGACACTGCCGAGATTAAGCGTAAACGCTGGAAGATACTTTGAGGGGTGATATGGACACCAATCCGCAAGGAAGTGGCCCGCTGGATGTAAACGGTGCAGCCAATGCGTTTCTAGGGTTGATGGGGCCGGAGGAAGGCGAACAGCCCACTCCCGAGGCACAGCAGCAGGAGACGGAGGCTGTAGTTGAGCAGCAGGAAGTCGAGGAAACACCGCGCTACCGGGTGAAAGCCGCAGGTGAGGAACGCGAAGTTTCGTTGGACGACCTGATTAAGAGCTATCAACTTGGCACTGACTACACTCAGAAAACCCAGGCTTTAGCAGAACAGCGGAAGGCAATCGAAGCTGAGAAAGCCGCTGTCGAGCAAGCCAAACAACTCCGAGACCAGTACGCTCAACGATTGGAACTGATCGAAAAGGTTCTATCGGAGCAGAACAAGTCGGAAGATTTAGAGTCACTGAAAGAGTCCGATCCGATTGGCTACGCGATGAAAGTCGCAGAGTCTGTCCAGCGAGACAAGCAGTTAGCCGCAGTTCAGGCTGAAAAGCAACGCATTGCTGAGAAGCAACAAGCGGAGCGTCAGACGCAACTCCAGCAGTACCTTGCCGAGCAACAGGCCCGACTACAGCAAGCCATTCCAGAGTATGCCGATCCGCAGAAGGGTGAAGAAGTCCGACGGGATATTCGCTCGTATGCACAGAACGTCGGTTTTACGGAATCAGAACTCAATCAGGTATATGACTCACGCGCTGTTCAGGTTTTGTGGGAAGCCGCTCAGTACCGCAAGCTAATGTCGAACAAGCCGGAGGTAGCCAAGAGGGTTGCCGAGGCTCCTAAGACGCTAAAGCCCGGAACTGGGAAGGTTTCAAACCCTGAGTCTGATGCAGCGAAGCAGGAACGAAACCGGCTGCGTAAGTCTGGCAAAGCCAGGGATGCAGCTTCATTGTTTGAACGATTCAATTACTGAGGTCCATCATGCCTACCTTTACCGCACACACGGCCATCGGCCAGCGCGAAGATCTTATCGATGTCATCTATGACATCAGCCCGACCGAAACCCCGATCATGAGCACTCTGGCTCGCACCAAAGCGACCGCTGTGTTCCATGAGTGGCAGACTGACTCGCTTGCTTCTGCGACTTCAGCCAATGCCGCAGTCGAGGGTGCCGATGGGGTGTCCGCTACGATCAGCCCGACCA